GGCTGGAGGCTATGGGTATTAAAAAGAAATAGGTTCTGTGGCGGGCACCCCCATTTGTCGGGGTACCCGCCGATAGCCCACAAAAATGCGGATGGTACAAAAAATAGCGTGTCACATTCAAAAAAAATGAGGAAAGAAAAATGGAAGAAAAGGAAAATGGAATTTTTAACTCGGAAGCGAATGCTTTGCATAATGTAAAAGGCGAGTTGAAGGACAAGGAATACTATGATGTAAAAAACGCTGAAGTTAAATACATAGACAAAGCTATTGATTTGCAGTTGAAGCAAGGCAAGCTTGTTTACAAAACAGAGAGCGATAATGCGCTCCAGAATCTTTTTGAGATTTTACAGAGATTCCTTAGAGTATTTACGGAAGTGGTTCCATTTGAAGCTCTCGGAAAAGATATTGAGGAAAGCCAGCAAATACACATTGCAGCGGTTGAAAAATACAAGCGAGAAGTGATAAAGGCTTTGGACGCTTCCGCGCAAAATGAGGATGCTGCAGATGCCTAACACTTGCAGCAGAAAGGGATGCGACAAAGAAGTTCATGCCGGCGGACTTTGCCAGGCCTGCTATAGGCGCGAACTGAGGCGAAAGGATAAGGAAAGTGCGAAGGCTCAATTAGCGTCTTATTTGGAATATAAATTCAAGCAAAGCGATAATATAGGAATTGAAATTGGCGGCGAATATGCTCGCCTAGCTATTAAACTCAAAGACATGCTGCTTGAAAATAATATTCTGAAGGCTCAAACTTGGATAGAAGAAAATATAACCCTTCCTGTTGGGCATGGATACAAGGAACAGCGGAAAATGAACTTCGAGATATTCCCGCACGTGAAGTTCATATTGGAGCTGCTGGACAATCCGGCATGCAAGCGCATAGTCTTATGCTGGGCGGCCCAATCGGGCAAATCGGACCTTATGGCATGCCTGGCGGCTTATCTGACGGGCTATATGAATCGCAGAGGGATTTACGTGCTTCCAACCGCAAAGATGTTCGACAAGGTAAGGGACACGCGCCTATATCCTCTCTTGGACGCTTCCAGGGAAAAGGTGGGGTTTGACAAGATTGAGAACAAGAATATCATCCGTTTTGCAAACGGCAATTTTTTCTCCCTCGCTTTGGCAAGCTCGCCTAGCACCCTTGCCGAGCAAACAGGCACCAGCTACGTGATGGTTGACGAACATGACGAATTCAAGCAGGAAGGCAAAGGACACAATCCGATTGACTTATCCGAAAAGCGAATGCAGACAAGCCCGCGAAGGCTCACTATTATAGGATGCACTCCGAAAAGCACCGAAACTGGATATACATATTACTATTACAACCGAACCAAAAGGTTCATGGAAGAAATCCAGTGCCCTCTATGCGATGGCTGGTTCGTTCCGGATTTTTACAGTCATTTCAAATGGCCGCAGGACATGGATTACAACATGATAGAGATGAACAATTCAGCCTGGGTTGAATGCCCTCAATGCCAGGGCAAAATAACGGATAGCATGCATTATTTCATTGTGACCAAAAGGAAACGCTGGAAGGACATGGATCCTTACCTGACCGTTGCGGAATGCGGTTTTCGAGAACCTATTTTCCTGACTCCAAACAAGAACTGGAGCTCGACGGCGGCCGCATATCTGAAAAGCCTTGACGATCCGTTTGCGGAGGCTGATTTCAACAACTCCTGGCTCGCAAAGCCAAAGGAAGACGAAAAGGCAAGCCGCAGCTACGACATGGATTTCTCAAGGATGAAAGGGAACTATCTTTGCGCCCGCAATGAGATACCGGAAGGCGTTTACCGTTTGACAGGCGGCGTGGATGTTGGAGACAAGGAGATTTGGTTTATATTGCTTGGCTGGGGCGATGACGGCCGCAATTTCTTAATCAGAGCGGAAAATATACCTAGAAATCCAGGAACCGAAGGGCTTGAAGACGCTATGCTCGCAGCAACGGAAATGTGCAACCCGCTTAATTACAAAATGAAAGGAACTGTTGCCCTTAAGTTCTCTGGAGGCTTGGTTGACTCCGGCGATGGAGGTGATTCCGAGGCTGTATATGAATTTTGCAGAAACCATCCCGAATGGAAGCCTTCCAAAGGAATGTCCAAGGACGGCCCGCTTCATGAGATCGGCAGGGCAGATCCGGACAATAAACATAGAGGCAGATACAAAGGCTTAACTTTGTATATCATAAACACCAACTCAATGCAAAGTATAATCCGCAGCCAATTCCAGAACGCCCCCGGCTCCAAGCAAGCTTTCCAGTTTCCGGAAGACGCTCCGGAAATTATTTTCGATCATATCAGGAACCAGCGGCAATACGAATTCGCTAGAAAGGGCAAAAACTCCGAATGGAGATGGGGGAAAATAGGAGAAAGGCCGGATCATTTCATGGATGCTCTTTTGGAGGCAAAGTTCGCCGGTTCGATCATGGGCCTCCACAAAATGAAATTCGAGGCCTCGGCGCCAAAACCGCAGCAGCCGGCAAACAGGGGATTTGTGGAAATAGGAAATATTTATGGAAGGTAGGAATTTCAGCGAAATGGAAGATGCGGAAAGAAGCTTCTTAGGCTGCATAATGCAAACCTCAAGATATATTTACTCCGTTATGAATCAGATTAGCGTTTCTGATTTTATCCTTGAAAAACATCGCAAAATATATGCGGCAATGCTTGACTTCGCATCGCAGGGAATTGATTTCGATGTATTCAAGCTGGAATCTTATTTCTATGGAAGAAATGAGGCTTATGTTTGCGAAAGGCAGTTGCTTTTTGAAATTAAGGAAAATTCTCCGGCGATTGGCCTCGACTTTTATGCCAAGCAAATAAAAGTCAATACGAAATTAAGAAAAATGTATGATTTTTTAAACGGCTCTCTAAACGCAATAAATGATAAGAAGGGAGATGCTGGATTAATCCTCGAAGAAATTGACAAAAATTACAACTTGCTTGGAGGCCAAATAAATGAGGAGGGCCCAGCTCATATATCAAAAGTTATTCATGATTACAAAAAAGAATGGGAAGCTGGAATTGTGTCCGATGCAATTCCTACAGGTTTCGTCAATTTGGATTACTATATCACCGGAATGAAGCCTGGGCAAATGATAACGATTGCCGCTCCCACATCGCAGGGAAAAACCGCCTTCGCTTTGAATATAACTGTAAATGCTGCGGAGCAAGGCAAAAGGGTTGCGTTCTTTACCATGGAGATGAAAGCCAAAGAATTGCTGCAAAGGCTTGTGTGCGCAAAAGCAGCGGTCAACTCAAAGCTTCTTGATAATATACCTCTTTTGTCCAATGAAGAAGCGGCTGCCGTATCAAATGCCCTTAACAAATTGAACGATTTGAATATTTACTTTGACGACAATGGAAGTTTGGATGCAGACAAAGTAAGAGCGAGGTGTCAGCAAATGAAGATGGAAAAAGGCGGCCTTGATCTTGTCATAATTGATTATTTGCAATTGATGCAAGCCGGCGATGCAGAAAATCGGACGGTGGCCGTTACTAATATAAGCAATAAAATAAAACAGATGGCTATCAGCCTAAACGTTCCGGTTCTTTGCCTGTCTCAATTGAATAGAGACATGTACAAGAACAAAGAAGAGCCGGAGCTGTATCATTTAAGAGACAGCGGAAGCATAGAGCAGGATTCCGATATAGTTGTATTTTTATTTGTAAAGAAGAATGATCCTAATAACAAGGTAACGTTGAAAATCGCAAAAAATAGAGGCGGTCAAAAGGGATATCTCTCCCATGAATTCATAGGCGAAAATTATCTATTCAGGGACTGGACTGTCAGCCGCCAGCCGGATGCGCAGGGCTATTTACCGCCTTAGCAAAAAAAAAAAGTTTAAAATAAAGTGAAACAAGAGTGAATGAAAACGCCGCTTTCTTTCACTTTGCCAAACTATTTTCAAAACACCTCTTCTTTTTCCGAAATAAAAAGTTAAATTTGTTACTATGGCGGATGAAGTAGTAAAAATTTCTGGATCGTATCGGCAAATCGAAGCTAAGATACAGAGGATACTATTAGGAAGACAAGATGATACTTCTTTTTTTGTTGTAGAAATTGAAGACAAATCTGGAATAAGAAAAAGATATTCCGGATTGACTGACATAATGAATTTTCTGAAAGAACTTAGAACTGTCTTGATTCCCATTGAAGATGCTGAAAATAGCAAGGGCTCCTACGGCTTTGTCAATATTTTTGGAGGGAATAGGTACTAATGACAAATGTTATTTACGAAGCTTCCGGTAATTTATTCGGCACTCAGAATGTAGTTGATGGCCGCAAAGACGAAAACGAACTGCTTGCCAGATCCAACAACTGGATCAAGATGGTTAGCCGTGGCAAAAATTTTGTACGCAATATTTTCATAGCGACGGCCCTTAAAACGACATTTGAAAGCTATTGCGGATGCCTTACTCCTGTTGAAGGCAGCGAGGAATCCAGAGCGGCATTCAACGAATGGGCCAAGCATGCAGGGCTTGAATCCGGCGAAAGCCTGGCCGAACTGACGGCGCAGCTTGTTGGGGTGATGACATGGGGCGATTGCCTCGTGGTTCTCGGAGCCGATCCTTACGCCGCTCCGGGAACCATTACCGCCCGCCTGAAACTGATTGATCCGCTTCGAGTTGAAACACCGCCGAAGTACAAAGAGGGAAAGTTTATAGGCGGCAAAAGAGTCGTACTTGGAGTGGTTTTGGACAAGCATGATATTGAGATAGGATATTTTGTCCGCAAAGCCGGAACGGATGGCAAAGACGAAGATTTTGATTTTTTGCCGCGCTATGACAAAAACGGCCGCTTCTTTTCCATGCTCGTGCGTGCGCCAGGCTCAAGGTTTCCCGGTCAAGTTCGCAGCTTTCCTATGCTTTCCGGTTCGATGAATGTGACGGATGTCCTCAATCAGCTTGTGGATAGTGCGGCAATAGAAGGTAAATCTAAAAGCAATATGTCCGTTATGCTTGCGAGCGAAACGCCGCCAGAAAGCGGCAAAGAATGGACTGATAAAGAAAAGGGGGCAGCGCCTAAATTGAATTTGAGCAATCCGAAGCCTGGAGCTATTTTAACATTGCCTCCAGGCACGAAGCCGTATATCATAACCAATACCGGCAATCTTAATTTAGTTGAGCAAATAAGACAGCAGCTTAAACTTATTGCCGGTGGCCTCGGAATTCCTTACGCTGCATTCATGAGCGATTTTGAGAAAATGAATTTTTCTAGCTCTAAAATGGCTCTGAATAAATTATTTAAAATTGTTGATTTATGGAATTATGGTCCTATTCAGCGTTTATTCGGAGAGTTATTTTATTGGGTTTGCTATGAGCATTATTTGATCAATGGAATTTTGCCTAAAAAAGAAAATCTTGTTTGCGACTGGATAGGACCGACACCGCCCGATCCCGATCCGCTTAAATCCGCAAATGCCGAACGTGTGCGGCTTGCAAGCGGAACGCTTAACCCTTCCGATGCGGTTGCGGCTTACTCCGGTACTGATTACGCCGCTCACTGCAAACAGCGAAAAAAAGACGAAGAGACTCAAATTAGAGAATACGGCGCTCCATTTGGATTAGATTTTAAAAATTCGGATTCGTCCACACCGGATGATGACGATGATGATGCGGAGGATGAAGAATGAAGTTTAGCGAAGTATATTTTGGCGGCTATGTCTATCCGAGAAGCATGGACGAACTGGAATGGGAGCTTCAGAATGCAGCGCAATCGGATAGCGATGCGATAATACTGCTCATGCGTTCCCCGGGCGGCTATACATACAAAGTTCCCGAAATCGGAAGGCTCATAGAAAAAATTGAAAAGCCCGTTATAGCATATACTGACACTTTTGCGTTTAGCGCAGCTTACTGGCTCATTGCGGCCTGCGATGCAATCTATGCCGCTCCTAGCGCTGAAGTTGGCTCCGTTGGCGTGTACGCCGAAACATTCGATTATCAGAAATATTTTGATGACAAATACATAGATCACAAAGTGCTTCGCAGTGGCGATCGCAAAGCCCGCACGCTTGACGGCCAAATGGATGAACAGGAAATTAAGGAAATCCAAGCGAGCGTTGATAAAATACACGCTCAATTTATTGAGCACGTGCAAAGGCATAGAAATATAAACAAAGATTTTTTGCAAGGCCAAACTTACGATAGTGCCGAAGCTCTCGAAAAAGGCTTCATTGATGGCCTTGCCGATAGCCTCAACGATCTTGAGAATTTCATTTCTTCACAAACACTTAACCAAGGAGGAACCATGAAGAATATATTTAGCTTCTTTAACCCTAAGTCGCCTAAGCTTTTAGCGACTGAAGGAGCACCGGAAGCGGAAGCACAAGTTGGAGGCATGCAAGTTTCCACATCTGCGCAGCCTGCGCAACCAGCCACCCAGCCAAATCTCACGGCTAAAATAACGAAAGTTGTTTATGCTGGACAAGAAAAGCTTGCTATGGAGCTTTTGGCAAGCGGCAAGAGCGAAGTGGAGATTTTGGAGGCGTTGTACGACGATCTCAAAAATCGCAAAGCCGCCGAGCCGGTTGTTGCTGCACCGACCAAAGATGAATTGGCGGCGCAAGTTTTGAAGGAGCTTCGCGAAGGCACTCCGAGCGCGCCTAACACAAACGAGCAAACCGAGCCTAATGTGTACGAGCAATACAAGGCTATTGAAAATCCGACCGAAAGACAAGCTTTCCTTAAAAAGCATCAGGCGGAAATAGAAAGACTTTCAACTCAATCCAAAAAGGAGGACCAATCATGCCAACTACATTCTTAGGTGGCGATCTCAAACTGGCCGCAGATTTAGCAGTCGCTAATCCTGATGAAATTCTGCTTGCCACAAAATCTTTTTCCCTCGGCGTTGAAACCGAAGGGATGGAAGAGGGCGATTCAACGCAGGTATTTGTTGCTGGATCCGTACCGAAAGCGAAAGCTTTCGATCGCAAAGACAACAATTACATGACGGACAACGGCGGCGAGCATGCTTGGAAAACGCATACTCTTGACTATCACGCCAAGTCAAGCTTTGTTATTGCCAGAAAATTTTTCAACAAGCTTACGCCTCAAAAAATGGCTGCTTTGCTCAAAAGGCATGTAACTGCCGTTGTTTCAAAGATTGTTGATGATTCGTTTGCGAAAATTACCACATTAGCTTTCCCAAATTTTTTTAATGCAGGTCCTGCATTAAATTTTGACGAAGGGGCAGTCAATGAAATTGAAACTGAGTTGGCCAAGCTGATAGGTTCCAATTCAGAAAGAAACTTGATTCTCAACATGGATCATTTCTCAGGCTTGAGAAAAAATCTTGTCAACATCCCGCCCGCTCCAACAAACAACGAAGTTTTGCTTAGCGGCATTATCCCAGGCATAACAGGCTTTGCAAACGTTATTCGCACAACCGCTCTTAAATCAGCAGGCAATGAGAATATAGTTGGTTTTGCGACTAACATGAGCGGCATAGCTTTGTCTGTCGCTGCTGTAAATCATATCCCCGTATTCAAAGACGGCGCAGGCGAGGTGGAGAATACCATTGAAGCAACTACCGGGATACCTCTTACATTCAGCGTGGATTACGACAAGGATACGAGAGATTATGTAGCCACCGTAGAAGCTCTCTATGCTATTTCCGTAATTGACAAAAACGGCATTTTGTGCTTAACCTCAACCGTGGCGGCTTAAATGATTACCGGCGCATTAGTAGGCTTTAAAAAGAGCAAGGATGGCAAAACCGAAGCTGTATTGATTGAAGCAGGCAATAACATCGCCTCTCAGTTGGACAAATTCAAAAAGCTTAACCTTGAGCTTGATAAAGGCCGTTGCGATTTCGATACCGTTTATTTGTTCAAGAATGCGATCAAGCAAGCATACAACAAAGCTGAGCAAATAGCGGCTAGAAAAAAAGCTGAAGAGGCCGCCAAAAAAGCTGCTGCCATAGCAGCCAAGAAAGCGGCTGAAGAGACGGCTAAAAAAGCAAATGAAGCAGCTAAAAAAGCGGCGGAAGATGCGAAAAAAGCCGAAGAAGCGCTTAGCCTTTTCAAGGATAAATAATGCCATTCAAGGGCAACTGGAAAAAGCCGTTTGAGGCAGCAATAAAGGCGGTGGCAGACTCCAAATCTGCCACCCTTAAAGAACTTTCCGTTCAAACGCTCCTGTTTGCCCGTACCGATTCAATCATTTACGGAGCGACCAAAGTCAAGCCAAGTAGAACGGGCGGCACTTACAAGCTTTACCTTGAAACGCCGCAAATGGATAGATATACCAATCCGAAAGGAAAAAACAACAGGCCGCGCCGAATTTTCAACAATGCGAAATTCGTCAACAGAACAGGCAATCTCGCAAAAGCTTTCACTCCTGCAGGCAACTGGAGCGGCGATCATCTTCAGACCAGGGGCGAAGGCGAAGTGAATATAATAGCGAATGAAAAAGAAGCTCTTGCAGTATTCAGATTCACCGGCGAAGCCGAAGGCGCATTGAGGGGCGGCGATGCGAAAAAAGGCCGCAATTCAAAAATAGACATATCGGACAAAGACGGCAATGTAATAGCTACCCAAAACGAACGGGGCCGCCGCCGCGTTATGGAAAATGCGGGAAATAAAGTGAAAAGATTTTTTGCGAAAATAATGAAAAAGAACCTTGACATGAAAACCAGGAGCGTGGCATGAACTTTGAAGATGATGCAATGCTAGAGCTATCGGCCGCCATATTGTCCATAGACGGGCCGTACATAAACATAAGCAATCCGGAAAATCTGTTTGAGCAGGAAATGCCATTGGAAGAGTACGAGAATTTGCCTGATGAAAACTTTCCCATGGTTATAATGTACATAGACGGCGAAGTGCAGGAACTCGTTGCAAACGACCGGTTTGAAATATCCGTCAATGTGGATGTATCGGTTATCTACAAAATAGATCCTGCGAAAGAAAAAAAGCGCGAAGGTTTGCATAGAGGCCGCAAATGCCTGAGGCAATTCGTCAACAGAATTTTGGAAAGGCAAAGATCGGGCAAGGCTCTCGTGCCATTGTATTTAAGCGGCGATGCAAATATAGAAGCGGGCGATCGCTGGTTAATTGACCATAAAGATGAAAAGATATTTAACGGCGTTGCAACCGCCCGATTCACCCTTAGACACATTGAACTTAACAGCGAGGTAAACAATGCTTGAGAACACAGCAACCCAAGACTTTAAAATAGAGCACGCAGTCTGCTTTGAAAAGCAGCTGCAAGCCACCGAAAGCGACATTTACGGAGGCGATGCCGATAACTGGCCAGGCCAAGGCGATAAGCTCCCAACCGAATCAAATGCCGAATTCCAGAAGGGCGCGGAATACTACACCGATGCCGCAATGAACGGAACTCAGTTCAACGGCGGCAAGCGCAAAACCGCCGAGCTTCCAACCGTTGCAAGTCTGGCAGTTAAAGGCTATCTGCAAGGCATAGAGCGCATCCTTTTGGCTGGATTGGGTTACGCATCCGTTGCAGGCCCCTCAGCGGATGCGCAAAAGCCAGGCTTTTGCAAGCATCTTTTCGTCGTGCCTCCTCAGGGAAAGAACCAAAGAGGCTATACAGCGGCGGAAGCGGCAAAAGCTGGCACGGCATACAGTGAAAGCGACATCATAAATACGTACTTATGCGTAAGCCAAAAACTCGGCCCTTACGCCCAGCACGCTCGCAATGTTGCTATAAAGGATTTTGAGATAGCTTGCTCCGCAAAAGCGCCGCTCCAGATAACGACAAGCGGCCCCGCCGAGCGAGTGGACAAAGAGCCAAGCAAGGAAAGCGCAAAGGCTTGGAGCTTTGGCGCCGATTACGACAAATGGTTTCAGCTTTCCGATTTCAAGTGCTTCTTGGCTCCCAAAGGCGAAGCTTTGGAAAAACGCTCCATAACAGAATTTTCGCTCAAGATAAGCCACGGCCTTTCCGATGACAACACTCCCACAGGAACGAGCAACGACGGCCTTTCAAGGGCCGAGCCGCTCCCAAGCGGCAAAAGCACCATAACGCTTGATTTGACCATCTATCTGCACGATAAAAAGCTGTACGAAGACTGGCAAGACAACGAAACTATATTGCAGTGCCATTTGGTTGCAAACCGAGGCTCTTACCAGTTTTCTCTATTTTTGCCCAGGCTCCAGATTACTCAAACTACTCCCAATTTTGACGGAGCCGGTTCTGTGCAAATGACAATGGAAGCCTCTTGGCCACCCGGCGAAGAAGAACTTGCAGAATTAGCGCAATCGTTTGCGACCGAGCGCTATGGCATCGAATGGCCTCAGACTAGCGTTGTGGGTGTTATGGTTGTGAACAAAGAGAATCGCAATCCGATGAGGGGGATGGAATAATGCTGGTGGTTAAAAAGGCAAAACCCGCGATTTACAAATTGAATGAAGTAACTCTCAAATTTCGCCAAAGCAGCGAAGCTGAAGATGCAAGGCTTAGGTTTTTTATTGATCATTGCAATATATATGATAATGACAACGATTTGATAGTGGACTGGCATCTCAACCAAAATACTTATTACGCTGCATGGCTATTGATGGACACTTCGGGCGTTATTGATGATGACGGCAATGCGCTTAATGTACGCAAAAATGATTTGCGAGGCAAGGTTGCTATTATTAAAGCTTTAAAGGAAGCTGATCCTAAATTTTCTCCCTGGTTTGAATCTCACATCGAACCGGCGGAAAAAAAAATTGCGGAAGTGGCTGCTCCTGGAGAACTGGTGGGAGCCGAAACTGTGCAGCCCGTGCAGGGACAATAATGGAGGGTGCTGCGAATGCGATTTGTCCGGGAACTGCCAATGCCTCATGCACGATGCCGCCAAAGCGGCGGATGTGAAAGGCAATCCCAATACCTTTCTGGACGAAGAGCTTTGCACTTTCATAGAGCTAGTGCGGAATACCGCAATAATGTCGCCGTGGGATTCCCGCGGCATTCCCACTTTGCAGGCTCTTGGATGGATGGATGTGCAAACGCCTTACGATGCGAAAACAACGCAAACGCTCGCAATAATGATTTTATCAGCTTATGCCAGGAAAAAATAAAAAATCATCCTCTTTCCGAAAAAATAATGTATATTATGGGTAGAGGTACTGAAAATGTTCGAACTTGTAATATTTGTTGTGGTAGGCGTGTTCCTGTGGAACCTCGACGAATATTTAATCAAAAAGGAAAACAAGGAAATAATACGAAAAATGAAAGAAAAAGGAATAAACGAAGACGCTATATTTATAGCAGAGACCTGGATGAAATAATCCATTACATAAATAACTTGAGGGCATCCAATGGCCCTTGAGTATCATTTGAATATCAAAGACAACGGTACGGCGGTTTTTACCAAAGTTGGCCAGAAAGTCAATGCATTGCATCAGAATTTAACTCTTACAGAGCAGACTCTCAATGTATTCAACAAAGGCTTGACCAAAACAGGAGCCGCGTTTGCAGGCTGGGCCAGCATAGGAATGGCCAAAGGCACTGCCATGCTCAAAGATCTTGCCAAAGAAATGGTGAACTCCTACGATTCCGCCGTTAAATTGTCTGGTGGCATAGGCGTTTCCGCTGATAGCATCATAGGGCTTAGATATGCGGCTGAGCAAAGCAGCGTTGGAGCGGAGGCTATGGACAAAAACATGGCCAAGCTATCCAAAGCCATAACCAATGCAGCGGAGGGAAGCAAGCAGGCATCGGACACTTTTGCGAAAATGGGAATCTCCGTAAAAAACACGGACGGCTCAATAAAAAATTCCGAGCAGGTTCTTTACGAAATGGCAGACGCATTCCAGAAGCTCCCGGCAGGATCGCAGAGAGCGACTCTTGCTGTAGAGATGTTTGGCAAGGCTGGCGTTCCTATGGTGCAGATGCTCAAAGACGGATCGGCTGGGCTTAAAGAGATGGCAAGCGAAGGCACTGCCGCCGCCGGAAACATAGAAAGCATTTCCAAATCAATGACCGACTTCAATACCGCAACCACTCGCTCAAAAGCTGCCATGATGGGGTTGATGGCTTCGCTTTCCGATTCGTCGACATTCAGCTTTGCGATCAGCTCTTTGGATACTATTTCCAAAAAAATGATGGAAATCACAAAAGCAAGCAAAGAGGCTGCAGGTCAGGAACGGGAAGATTTTAAAGATACGCTTCAACGAAATGCTTACATGGAAATATCTTTGGATAAGCAAAAAGACGCCGGAACCATGACCAAAGAAATATATAAAGAAAGACTCGAAGCCTTGAATAAGGAAAATATAGCTATTCAAATGAAAAATAAATTGACAAGCGATGAAATCGAACTTGCACAAGCGAAAGGGGAGCTTGAATATCTCAATGACAAACAACAGATGCACGGATTGGATTCATTTGAGGCCATGCGTGTAAAAGATCACAAAGAAACTATTGCAAGAATAGCAAATAGGCAAAAAGCCATAACAGACGAAAAAGCTGCAAACGCCGCCGCTCTTGCTGATTTCGACAAAAACCAAAATGCAAAAAACGAATCCGAAAAACGCTCTTTGAAGCTTTTTGAAGAAGCCATGAGGAAAAAAGAAGCTGCTATTAAAAGCCTTGCAGACTTTGACGAAAAGGCAAGGATGGCAAGTCTTGAAGGCGAAGATTTGCTGGCTGCCAAATATGAATTGCAGTTAGAGCAATTGAACGAGCTGCACGCAACCGCCGAAACATCGGAAGCGGATCATGTCAACAGGCTTTTGGGTTTGCACACGCAGTACGAAAACGATTTGCGGAAAATGCAAAAAGAGACGGCCGACAAACGGGAAGAGAATATAAAAAAGCTCGCAGACTTTGACGAAAGAATGCGAATTGCAGGCCTTGAAGGCGAAGCGCAGAAAATAGCGCAATTGGAATACAATCATCAAAGGCAGCTCGAAGAAGCGAATAGCCTGCTTGAAGCAAGGATTGCAGAAAATGAAAATGACATTGTTCTTAGGGAAGAGCACAACGCCCGCATAAAAGAAATGGAAGCGCAGCTGGCAAAAGAGACGGGTGACATAAAAAAAGATTACAGCGACAAAGAAAAGAAGCGCCTTGAAGAAGAGCGCGATATACGATTAAACGCAATGTCATCAACCATGAACGCCCTGCAGCAAGTTGGCCAGGCTCACTCAGATTTTGCCGCTCTTTACAAAGCGAGCGCTATAGGCGAAGCTACCATAAACGCATATCAAAGCATACTTAAAACAATGTCCAGCGTACCATTTCCTTTTAATGTCCCACTAGCCGCCGCTCAAGGAGCAGCAGCAGCAGTGCAGGTATCCAATATAGCATCTACCAAAATGTTCGCCGGCGGCATGATACCTGGAAGAAACACTCTTATAATGGCAAATGAAGAAGGGCCGGAAGCGTTGCTCAACACCAGGGCGGTTAGAGAGGTAGGCGGCCCAGCAGGCGTGAACGCGCTCAATCGCGGGCATACATACAACAGCACGGTCAACAACAGCAGGACAAGCGATACCAGCATAACAATCAACGCTCCCATAATGACGCAGCAGGCATGGAGGAATGAAATAGAACCTGTCATGAAGAGAGCGAATCGGAGGCGGTAATATGGCATTAGGCGTTTTGCGCGTTACTTTGAAGATTGAAGATTGTGAGCTGCTAATCCCGTCTCTTCCATATCCTATGTATCCCTGGCCGGAGCGGCTTAATTATATAGCTATAGATTCGGCGTCCGGGAAAAGGCATATTTTTAATTACGGTCCCACAAGAGTAAATGCTTCTATAATTTGGAAATCTGTTAATTACGATTTGGTTAAAAGATATGAAGATTTTATATTAAATAAAATTAAATTCGGACTTCATCCGTTTAAAATAATTTGTCCCGAATATCTTCCATTGGGATTAGGCAAAGGCGTTGACATTCCAAACGCTTATTTTTCCGGTTCTTCGGATTTGAGAGATATAATTTCTCTAAGGGGCGATGCTGGATTGTATTATGATATAGAGCTTCCATATATGTTTGTAAGGAGTAATTAAATGTACGGCGTAGAGATTAGACACAATTCTTATTATTCCAATCCTCCTAAATTTCCTTGGCTGGATCATATAGGCAATCCTATTAATAAATTAACCTTTGATAAAGATAATTATGAATTTCCCGGACATTATCCAGTACAATCATTTGGGTCGCTTTACCGTAATATAGACGATTTTCGCAACAGCCCTTTACAGAGCCTCTCAGATTGGGAAATTACATTACCATCTATTTACAGCTCAAAAGACGGAATGTTCAAAACGATGGATTTATTTTACTGGCTTGAAGCAATCAATGAAGGTAAAGAATCTGGCGAAGAATTTAACTTAATTGGCTGCGAAGCAATTTTATTCGATAGCGAAAATCATGATATTTATAGAGGTACTGTTATTTCAATAAAAAGCGAAACCGGAAAAACCTCCATAAGCATCAGAGAAAACATCGACTCTCCAGAAATCAAGAAGAGCGATTTCCCTCTTGTTTTAGGGAATGCTGAAGCGCGTTACTGGCCAATCAAAATTGAAAAGAATGAAACTACCATGGATATTATAGTTATTTCCGAAAGGCAACTTGAACGATTTGACGGTTTTTTTATATGGCTTGAGGATGCGAGTAGATTTCATCCAGTCGTTTTTAAAGACGAACGAAATCTTTTCTATTCTGAAGGGCACAAAACCGCTTTTCTCTTGAATGATTCCATAACTTGGACATTAGAAAGGGCAATTTACGAGGGGCAGCCATTTAAGATTAATTTTGATCTTCCATACAGCAACGATAAAGTTAAAATTTTCCGCCCTGATTTTAACAAAGAATCTCCAGATAATTATATGGTGGGTACAGATGAAAATGCAGAATTCATTCAGGCATGGTCCAGCAGGGGAGCGGATATAGTAGACGGTTCTTCTGGTTGGATTTATCTTCTTGGAAGAGATTTGCCAGATAGACAGAAGTTGCATAAAGCTGGCGCAACAATCCGAAAAATAGATAATTTGAAATCTAGCGAAATTAAAATGAACTTTGATGAAGCTCCTATATCGCTTACCGTAAAAAGCACAGCGTCATCAGTGTCAACCCCTCCATTTACGAGCGGAAATCCCTCTTTTTTTTTAGAAGCAAGCAAGCAGCATAATAGAGAAAATTTAATTGAATGGAATGATTACCCGTCAATTGATACGACAACTTACGCTTCTTCATATGCAACTACCGTTACTTTTAATTTTTCCCTCCATAACTTACCAAGCTCAACTAGAGTAACCGCTTTAAGCGTTAAAATACTTGCAAAAACAACTGACCAGATCTTTGGACGGTTTAAAGTCGGAAATGCGAGTACTAATGAAAATGTTATGATCTTCAATAAGAGTTGGAAAACCATAGATATTCCCATCGCAGAACCGATAGAATATTCTGCTTTGAAAAAAATAGAATTTGAACTTACAAGCCGCAACGATCCTAGCTTTCCTAGAACCGGAACGATAACATTAGGAGCTCTATATATTGACTTTGAAGTCATAATGCCATTCGATGAAATTAAATTATATGCAAGCGGGAAAATCGAAAGCTTGTCCGATTCTGATTCCGGAAAACCTGTAATTGATTCCATCAATGGATTGTTGAAAGCTTCAAGCGTATTGAATTACTCAGTTCAAGGCATAGGAAATCTGAATGAAACTAGATACGGATCAATAATAAGCAACGAGGCAGTTTTGTTTAGAGATAAACTGCGTAGCTTAGCGAGCGAATCTGCCACTTTGGTTAAGCACTCTCCTAACGCAAAAAAATATCTTGTTAAATCCATCTCAAGACAATTTGATTTTCAACCCAAATTAATTCCCTTGGATGCAATTATGCTTGAAAACAATATGTACAATTTCACAATGGAAAGTGCTTACAGAAATGATATATTGAATGGCATATTAATATCATGGGGAAAAAATTTTGAAACAGGCGAATATGAACATACTCTTACAATAGATTTTCCGAATGTTTATAGAGACGGCGAACCATGGGATATGCAAAACAGCATATTGGGCGCCAAGTGGAATGCGGTAAAAGAACAGCTTGAAAAAAATAAAGCTGACAATATTGGCATTATAAAAAGCATAGACTCTGAATGGATTATAGATTGGGAAGGCGCTGAGATTATGGCGTACAACTATTTATGCTGGAACTGTTCTCCATTGCGTAAAGCTCAGATTAATTGCATCACTCCGCTTTATCGCGCGCTGAATCTTGATATAGGCGATTACGTGCATATTGATTTACCTGGCTATCCTCCAAAATTCGTTCAAACAGCTTGGATCATTACCGGCGCAAATGATGATTTGGATAAAATAATAACCAACCTCGAATTGCTCGAAGTTTGGAATATGCCTGTAATTTCTCCTGATAGATATATACTCAAGGAAGACGGCGGAAATATACTGACGGAAGCGAGTGAAAAAATAAAGCTGGAAAGCATAAATGTCTGAGAGCAAACCAATTTCCCAATTTTCTCATTACCGAGGCGGCTTTAACCAAGCAGTTGAAGATAACGCCATGTTTCCTTTGGCGATCGGAGAAACATCGAATGCAAAAATAGGAGCTAGGGAAATATCCATTTATGTGAATCAATTGGTCTTAGCTGCTTTATCTGGCAAAGCCGATTTGGAAGATTTGGAGAGATTAGAGGAAAATTTAGAGCAGGAAATAACTCGCTCCACGCAAAAAGATGCCGAGCACGACCGGGCGATAGCAGAATTAGAATCGGAAGTTCAAAGGCTAGACGACGTCAACGAAGAACAGCAAAACCAGATCACGACATTGCAAACGCAGAACTGGCTTGTCATAAGCGATACGCCCATAGCCAACGCGGCAGACGCTCAAAACGCTTGGGTTTACAACACCAACGCGCAGCCGAGAGAAGCGGTTGGAGTGCTTGACAATAGCAACTATCCAAACACTGCAACGCTTTGGAAATTTGGAATTTCAAAAGGCGTCGAGACTTGGATAGCATGCGGAGCGGGGCAATTCCCCGATAGCGTTGTTGACATTTCGCAGCCGGACGGCGAAAATACCGCCAAGCTGCTGATAAAATACTACAACGGAACGACGCAGACTATCACAATAGACAGGATTGCCCGCGACGGCAACGGCAATGTGATTGCGAATACCTATGCAACGAAAACAGAGCTGAACGGCAAGCAAAACTCCAGCATCTCGCTTGTCGAAGGCTCAGGCGCAATCGATGAAGCGTCGGCGCAAACGAACCAGCCAATCACCGGACTGCTTCAGAAGCTGTGGAACGCGCTTAAATTCCTGTACACTCTTTGCAACAATCAGACTCAAGGCGGCTTGGGTAGATTCCTCGGCTATTACGCCGGCCCGGGCAACATGCCGTACCCCGGATGGTCATCGGAAGCGAACGTGGCCAGCAGTTTGGCAGGCCAGAGCGCATTTGCCGATACCTACGCCAAGAAAACGGAACTTCCCGCGCCCTACGCAAGCAATCCCGCGGCATTGGGAAC